ACCAAAACCACCTTTCCCGCATAGTCGGCCATTGAGATAACACGGCCATCCAGGCTGGTGGCGGTAAGTTGATAAAAGCGAGTCATACTGAAATCCTCAAAGCAGGCCGAAAGTCGCGGTGACCATCAACAGGGCCGCCGCCGTTTAGAAAGTTTACATTCAGGCAGGCTATTTGTGATACATTCCTGGCGCGCTAATGACCACCACACTCGCTATCAGGTATGCAGAACATAACAATCAAAATTCGCTGGCTTCTGCTTACTCTCCCACTCCTCAGCGGTTGTGGCACGCTCTCACAGATGTCCTCCCCGGAAGGTACTCAGGAACTTCTCACCCATGATTCGCTGGATGGCGACGTTGACAGCGTGGTGCGTCACTATATGGCGCAAAAATCCGTTCCCGGGATGACGGTCGCGGTGATCCATAATCACGGCTCGCCGCAGTTTTACACCTGGGGCGTAACCGATGCGGTCAATCGCTATCCGGTCAGGCCTGACACCCTGTTTGCGCTCGGCTCGCTCAGCAAAGGGATCACGGCGGAAGTGGTGGCTTGTCTGGTGAATGAAGGGAAACTGAACTGGAACTGTAGCGCGGCGAAATTTTTCGCACCGAAACGCATTAAATTATGCACCGCAGCAAACGAGCGAAAAACCGCTATTGCGCACGGTGCAAATTAAAACGCCACGCAGCTTATCTCATTCAAATGATGAAGCCGGGAACCTACGATAAAGGGTGGATATACCAGCATCAAAAATAAGTGCAACTCGCTGGCGTGACTCTCCAGCTGCAATTAATCTCCCCATCTGCTCCCACTGTTCCGATGTAAATTTTTGGGCGTCTTCCTCCCACCCTACCTTGAGCCCTGGCAGCTGAAAGACCGGCTCTTGTGCGTTCCACAATTAACTCACGCTCCATCTCAGCCAACGCCCCCATAATGTGAAAGAAGATACGTCCCATTGGCGTTGACGTATCTATACTGTCGGTCAGGCTGCGAAAATTGATATCTCTGTCCCGCAACTCCTCTACCAGCAGGACAAGATGCCGCATGCTGCGCCCAAGGCGATCTAGTTTCCATACCACAAGCGTATCCCCCTTTCCCAGGGTCTTAAGCACTCGCTTTAGCCCTGGACGCTCCGAGGATTTTCCGCTGATCTTGTCTTCAAATATCAGTTCACATCCTGCGCATTCCAGCGCGGTTCGCTGCAATGCGGTGTTCTGGTCATTTGTTGACACCCTGACATACCCAATAAGCATGGTTTTATCCCCTGCAAAAGGCAGAAAGCATGCCACTGGTGAGCTAGATGGTCATTCTCAAAAATGTTCCTATGCTGGTTTATTTGGCCAGCTGAATCCCTGCTCAATCGCAACTGATACCGGGATTGCCTTCACATCTTTGATGTACGCCATCCACGCCGTCAATTTAGCCTTATCTTCATCGCCGATGATCCCAAGGGCAAGCTCTGTTCGCCAGTCCTCTGTAATGCTGCTGGCATAGTTAAGCAGACGCTGACGCTCTTTTTCAGCCTGCTCCTGCAACTGCTCGGGAGTCTGTGGTGGAATATCAGTCCATGCAGGGTAACCATCATTATCAGCGCAACGTAGTTTACCTTCTGGCGCGCTTGCAGTGTATTCAAGAAAGATTGCATCCGTAACCTTAACTCCGTCATCGGGCCAGGAACCTGCCATTTCATACGCTTCTTTTAGCGACACAGCATAAAATGCATTATTTTTAGAGCTGTAAACGTAGTTATTCATCTCAATATCCTATTGCAAACCAGAGAATAGATGCCGTGATCGGTGGCTGGAGCCCGGATGGTATCTTTCTGTCCAATACGCCGAGGTTATACGCAGTGAACCCCGTGGTAGTTACATAACCGATCTGAATTACAGATTTCTGGGCGGCGTTACCCTGGTCATGTTCAGTAATAAATAAACATTTATTTGGGAACGTAATATTGAAATTAGCCACAGCGTCAGGATTTTGAGGGGTTAACGGTCCCGCAATACCCCATTGGAAGATTAATCCGCTAGGCAATTTTGCCCAACCGTTATCTCCTAGTAAGGCTGTGAATCCGCCCATGTCAGGTATTTGATTTGGTCCTGTACCAACATCTTTCTGCGCGGCCGTTTTCAGTCCGAAATACGCAAGAATTCCACTAACAGTTTTCCCACTTAAATCTGTCAGCACCTGATCTTTAGGTTGTTTGCCTGCCAGCGCGTTTGCCATTGTCGTGGCAAAGTGTGCGTCGTTACCCAGCGCGTCAGCCAGCTCTTTAAGCGTATCCAGCGTGGCCGGAGATGAGTTAACCAGTTCTGCAATTTTATCGTGTACAAACTTGGTATTTGCAGCCTGTTGGCCGTAATTCCCCGGGAGAGCATCCGGGACAAGAGGCGCACCGGTAAAAGTGGGGCTTTCAGCGGTAGCCAGCTTAACGACTTCCTGAGACGCAAAATGCGTCATGTAAGGCTGATTGGCCTCACCTGATGCGAACCCTACAAGAAAGCATCTGTCCCCCCGGACTACAGTGCTCAATCCAAGGTTTGTGAGAGCGGTAGCAATCGCGGCTGCACCATCAGACTTAATATCACCAAAAGGATTTGAACGACTCAGTAAAAGGGCTTTAAGTGCAGTTAACAGCTGATTTTGTTTTGTTGGATCAACGTTAATACCGGCAGCGGTCAGGACAGTAATAAGCTCCGACTGCGCATCTCTGACAGCCCCCTGCACGTTATTCAGATGCTCGGCATCAACAATGGTCCCCAGCTCACCCGTGAGCGGATTACCATCATGGAAAAGATTATCCGGCGTCTGCACCGGTGGCATTAAGGGCCGCATTATTCATTCTCCTGATATGCGAAGTAGCAAAATGTATGAGCTGGTTTGAGATCGCGGAAGACTTCTTCAATAACCGGATCACCAAAGGTAGTCAGACGCTCACCTGCAGCAGAACTGCCTGAGCGAAAGCGATAGGATTGCGTTCCTGAGTTCTGAATATTGACGCGCCAGACCCAGATAATGTCTTCAACCCAGAGGCGATCACCGGCGCGGTTAACTCCCGCCCTGAACGGTTGCGGTTCATCAATTGTGATGATGTAGCCAAGGTTGCTGGCCAACTGAGTAAAGTACGGAATACTGAGACCACCGACCTCAGCCAGTTTGGCCAGTACACGTTGCTGGCGTTGCTGGTATGTGGCACCTTCAGCAGGAGTAAGGTCAAGAACGCGCTCCCAGTCAGATAAAAGGCTGCGGGCATAAAATGGAGTAACGCCACCTTCGACAAGTCCTGCAGACATATCGAGAGTGTCAAACACGCCTGCTTCTGATCGCAATGATGCATTAAGCAGGGGCTGCCCCAGACTGTACGAAATGAGTGGCAGCAGGCGATTTAACAGAGTGAAGTAGCTCATAGCAGCTCTACCTCAACATTCCCTAATCTGAGCCATTCGACTTTCGTGGCATCGATTACCGGTTGAATATTTGCCGATGGTGTAACGATGTCATAGTCGGTGATACCAGGAATGAGAGAAATCAATGTCCCCGCCTGGCTGCGAATAAAAGCCACTCCCGGCTCACGGCGCGAGTCATCGTCCTCAAGGGTTCCAGCGATAGCCTGTTTGGCTGCGGCGAGGGTGATGCCCTCCAGTGATACCTTCACGAGTACGTCAAATGTACGGATGACAGGCATGAGTACCAGCGTGTTTTTTGCTGTAACAGGCCGGACATCGTCAATGTGAGCCTGCGTCCTGTCGATCACATCCTGAGAAGGCAGCCCACCGGCAGACGTAATAACAACATCAACGGTACCCAGCCCCCGCCGCAAAGGGTAAATATATGCTGCGGATACGCCGGATACTTCCAGTGCCCAGCGTTTGTAATCATATTTATTACCGCCTGCAGGAGGTCGGCGAATGATTTCAAGCAGACGGGCAAGCAGCTCCGCATCAGTTTCCTCATCCGTACCGCCAGTCATCAGACCAACGGTCACTGTGCTGTCAAACCCGTCAGGTGTAGTGGTCAGCGTTGCCGATGTGACTGAGGTGGTATTACCCGCAGTCCCGGACAGAGAAGACATTGCATTTACGGATGCTTTTCCATCCGACCCGATAGTAATTTCTTCGGTTGTTGTCCACGATACACTGTCGCGTTTGAACACAAGACCAGCGGCAGCTGCCGCGCC